CCAGCAGAGGTACGGTTCGGCAAAGATCACCTTAGAATATCGGTAGCGAAATGAGGAGATCTATGAGAAAGTCAGTATACGGCGTAACGCCTCATGGCAACAGAGAGCGACAGATTAGCCAGTTAGCAGCAGATAAGAAGGTGCAGGATGCTCTCGCGTTCATAGAAGGCTACGTTCGCAAGCGTAACAAGGGTTACGTCTGCTGGGTAGACGGGAATACTGCGGAATGGTACTGGCGCACGGAGGACGAGTTTATGCGGATGAGTAAAGGCGTAGTAGGCAAACGCTTAGAGCCCAGAGCCTATATGGTGGAGCGGATGAAGCTGGGAGAGATCGTTCCGGTGTATATCCGCAAATCGGTAGCCTCGTACCGGTTCAGGTAAACAAAAAGAGCCGGAGGTGCTTACGGGCTACCTCCGGCTCAGACCGAACACTCGACGATACGACGAGCAGATGCTAAGATACGATAATTGGGAACTGCACCGTATCAAGCAGTTTAAGCAAGAGCCGAAGCAATCTTCGACAACAACCTCGGCTCTTAAACCACCCACAAGGAGGTAGCGATACCTCTTCTTTCAAAGGAGGTTCCTAAATGAAGGATGCTTATTGGTTTAAGCACGATGCGAACGCTAAGGATGACCCGAAGTGCCTCGTACTGATAGAGGAGATGGGAGCAGAGGGTTACGGCATTTATTGGATGCTTATCGAGTCTCTGCGCAGCGAAACAGACTACCGGCTACCGCTTGCGGTTACGAAGGCGCTATCTAGGCGATTCAATACCAGCGACGAGAAGGTACTTACGGTTATATCTCGCTACGGCTTGTTTCAGCGCGACGATGAATGGTTTTGGAGCGATAGCCTGCTGCGCAGGATGAATGCCTACGATGAGGTAAAGGAGAAGCGCAGGCTCGCTGGCAGGCGAGGAGGGGAGGCTAAGGCAGCAAATGCTAAGCAAGAGCCTAGCAACGTTGTAGCAAATGCTAAGCAAATGCCAAGCAAGAGCCTAGCGAATAGAGTAGAGAAGAATAGAATAGAAAAGAGTAGAGTAGAGAAGAGTAAAGAGATGAGCGATACGGATCTCGCTCGCGTTCAATGGAATAAAGATAAGAGCGAACCGGTAAGGATCTACCTCGAAGTATTCAAGCGTCCGCTCCGATCGTTCCCGAGAGACAAGATCGCACAGTACGTAACGGACAAGATGCCTATATGGAGGGATGCTTGCGAGTACTGGGATGAGCAGGGATACAACCCGAACAACGTAGACGATCTCCTTAAACGCTATCGGGACTCTTTGAAGCTCGACCAGCGCGTAGAGGCAGACAAGCCGTTATCTCCTCGCTTGCAATCCGTAGTGGAGTATTACAAAAAAGAAGGCGCGAGCGCGGATACGCTTAATAAACTTAGGAACGGGCAGCTAATCGCTAAGCGCAACCCGCAGGGATTCTACCAGCTAATGACACCGAACAAATGAACCATACACCAGCAGAGCACGCAGAGATCTTGCGATCGTATATCGAGCAAGGCAAGAGAATGGGAGACTTCAAACGAGACTACCGGCTGGACGATAGGTACGTCTCGGCGATCGTACTACGGTTTAAGATCAAGCATAAGGACTACGGGGCGCACCGACGAACAAATGAGAACGACGTGCGCAAGTGGGCAAGCCTCTACGAGGCTGGCAGATCAATAACCTACATATCCAAAAACTGCGGCTCCTCATCGACTTTAATCGGCGCATACCTCAGAGCGTATGAGATCAAGCAGGGAGATCCGGAGAATGCTCATACTTCTAACTCGGTGCACCCGACGGTGTATAAGCGAGCCGCTATCGAGGCGGCTGCGTATTGGAAGGATCGCTGCGAGAAGCATTACAAATTCTGGCAAGAGCAAGCGCAGGCGCATAGCGTATGAGACAAGAGGAGCACCGCTTGCAGGTATCAATTATGCGCTACTGGGAGCTAGCCTACGGCAGGTACGATCGGCTCTTATTCGCGATACCTAACGGCGGCAGGAGGGATGCAGTAACCGGAGCAAAGCTAAAAGCAGAGGGCGTACGGACGGGCGTAGCGGATCTCTTCTTAGCGATGCCGTCAAGCCTCGAAGACGGTGTAGCTCACGGTACCTTTATCGAGGTAAAAACCGCACGGGGACGTTGTACTCCTGCGCAGCGAGCCTTCGCGCAGCGCGTAGTAGAGCAAGGTTTCCTATACTTGATCGTCCGATCTATGGATGATTTCATTCTAATGACCGACCTACTATGTTCTTCGACGAAAAACGACAGCTACCAAAGACGAGCCAGCTATCTCCTGCACCGGTTTGCGGAAAAGAGCGACTCGAAGCATTCACGATCTTTTGCCTCCTACTTCCCCTACTCTGCATTATCGCGCTCTTCGGGTGGAAGCGATGACGTTTCACGAGGATCTGGCGATAGGACACCGGAGTGAGGCTCACGTACTAGGCATTATCCGCAGGCGGTATCCGGATGCGTACCGGATCGAGGGCAAGCATTCGGCGTACGACATCCTCGTACCGGAGCTAGGCTTGACGGTAGAGGTAAAGGGAGACTACCGCTCGCAGGAGACCGGCAACATATGCGTAGAGGTAAACCACCCGATCGGTACGCCGAGCGGACTCCTCGTAACGACAGCCGACTACTGGGTGCACGATACCGGCAAGGAGCTAATATGGATTAAGCCGCAGGAGATCAAAGATTGCATAATGGTATATAATTACAAGCCTCGCGACTTTACGGCAGGCGATGACAAAGCCGCTAAGCGCGTGTATCTTATACCGGTACATATCTATCGAACATTCGCTACGAGGTATTATGAATATCGTTAAACGACCTATTGAGGAGCTGCGGCTTAATCCGGATAACCCGCGCTTTATCAAAGAGCATAAGTACAAGAAGCTCCTAGCCTCGATACGCGAGTTTCCGGAGATGCTAGATCTACGACCGATCGTAGTAGATAGCGAAGGAATCGTACTAGGAGGCAATATGCGTCTGCGAGCCTGCAAAGAAGCTGGGCTTAAAGAGGTACCGGTTATCTACGCAGACCAGCTCACAGAAGATCAGAAGCGTGAGTTCATTATTAAGGATAACGTAGGCTTTGGAGAATGGGATTGGGACTTGCTAGGCAACGAATGGGATCAAGGACAATTATCTGACTGGGGAATAGATTTATTGACGTACGATAGCGACATAGACATAGATTCATTTTTTGAAGAAAAAGAAATTGATGATAATAAATCTTTTAAGATTACCCTCGAATATACAGAAGATGATTATAATAAAGTTATTAACGCATTCAAAGATAAAGGAGGAAGCAAAGAAGAAATCGTATTTACATTGCTTGGCTTATGATTATTTATTTGGCAGCGTATAAAACGATTGAGAAAATATACACAGGTGACCCAAATGACGTGTATATATTAAGTTCTTTTTTTGAACATAAAAATGGTAAGTTTGGAGATTATGTTTATAGTAAAAAACACATCTTAGACTCAGGAGCCTTTTCAACATTTTCAAATCCTAATCAAGCAAAGAACAATAATTGGGATGATTATGTTTCAAGATATATCAATTTTATAAAACTAACATCACAAAAATTATTTTTCGAACTCGATATTGACGCAATTATAGGATTAAAAAAAGTTGAATATTATAGATCGAAAATTGAGGATGCCGTAGGTATACAACCAATACCGGTGTGGCATAAATCACGAGGTTGGGATTATTATGAGATGATGGTAGAAAAATATAAATATGTGGCGATTGGAACAACATTAGCGCTACAACAAGGAAAAAAGATTAGATCTAATCCAATGATATTAAAAAAATTCATTGATACGGCGCATAATAAAGGAGCCAAAATACACGGACTTGGATTTACATCAACGCCAAATCTTGTAAAGTTAAAATTTGATAGTGTAGATAGCACAACGTGGATAAACGGCGCAAAATTTGGAAATATAATGATAATTGATAAAAACGGGTGTATAAGACAAAAAAGTAAAAAATCAAATACAAGAGTAAATGATCCAAATGCGATTAACCTATATAATTTCAATGTATGGTTAAGATTTCAAAAATATGCTGAATTAAATTTATAAATAATTGGAGATCAAGAATGATAGTTGGAAAGAATTTTCGATTCTATGCCGGACACAGAAATCTCGATCTAACGGGAAAGTGTTCGCGGTTACACGGACATACCTATTACGTGGAGTGCGGCTTTGAAATGAAGCCCGTTGGCGGCATTACGATGATCTTTGAAGACATCGAAAGGTTGGTCGAACCAATCATTAAAGAGTTAGATCATCGTTTTCTCGTTCACGACCAAGACCCTCTTGCTAAGACATTGAGAGAAGCAAACGAGGAGTGCTTTATGGTGCCGTTTACCACTTCGGTAGAAAATCTTGCAGATTACCTATTCGATCGCATAAGAACAGAGGCAGGATTGCCAATCGTCAATCTCACCCTACGGGAGACTACCACCTCTTGGATAACCGTAAGCAAACCATTATGAACAACCTAAGAGTAACAGAGCTATTCTATTCGCTACAAGGCGAGGGAGGCAGAGCCGGCACCGCAAACGTCTTCGTTAGACTTCAAGGATGCAAGACAAAAGAGGCGTGCTACCAACTCGGCATTCGATGCGACACAGAGTTTGAAAGCGGGAGCGAGTATTCGCCCGACCAGCTACTCCGTGAGATTGAAAAAATGGACACCGGAGCCTCCAAAAACATCATTTGGACGGGAGGAGAACCGCTCGATCAACTAACGACCGAACACGTTCAGTTTTTCAAGGACAAGGGATATTACCAAGCCCTCGAAACCTCCGGACTTCAATCTACCGAGGCTACCTTTGATTATATCTGTCTCTCACCCAAAGTAGCCGAACACGTTGTAGCTAAGAATTTCAAGAGCGTTCACGAACTACGATACGTAAGGCATAAAGGGCAATCTGTTCCGGAGCCTACGATAGAAGCGCTTTATTATTGTATATCACCACATTCGGACGGATGGACGATAAACGATGATAACCTCGCTCATTGCATTGAGCTCGTCAAATCCAATCCTAAATGGCGACTCTCCGTTCAGCAACACAAGCAATGGAAAGTATTATGAGCAAACTTATGCCTCCGGCAAGTGCTATCCGTTCCGTCTTACAAGCCTTCGACGATCCAGACCGCGAGGGACTAAAAGAGACGCCGATACGATATATAAAATTTCTTACGGAGTTCCTAAACCCGCCGAAATTCGAGTTTACAACCTTCGACGCCGAAGGTATGGATCAAATGATCGTGCAGACGGACATACCGTTCTACTCGCTATGCGAACACCACCTAGCACCGTTCTTCGGTGTGGGACATATCGCCTACATACCAAACGGCAAAATAGTAGGTCTTTCCAAATTAGCCCGAACCCTCGACCTTTACGCCCGACGTCTTCAAAACCAAGAGCGGATTACTATGCTAGTAGCTGATAGGTTAAACGAAGAATTACAACCGAAAGGCGTAGCAGTCGTATTAAAGGCTCAGCACCTTTGTATGTCTATGAGAGGGATAAAAAAACCTAACGCTCAAACAACCACATCGTGCTTGAAGGGTCAATTTTTTGACGACCTAAATTGTCGTAACGAGTTTCTGTCCTATATACGCTAATAAAACAAATACTTAGATCGTACAGTAACCCAACAAACCAAACAGATGAGTCCTAAAAAGCAAGCGATGATCGAGGCTATGGAGCAGCAGCTAGGCGTAGTAACGGCTGCGTGCAAGCAGGCAGGCATATCTCGAAGAACGCATTATAACTGGCTCGAAGATGATCCGGAGTACAAGGAGGCGATAGAGCATATACCGGACGTATGCCTCGACTTTGCAGAGAACGTACTGTTTAGGGCAATGAAAGAGGGCAACATTACCTCGGCTATCTTCTACCTTAAAACGAAGGGCAAGAAGAGAGGCTATATCGAGCGAGTAGAGCAGGAGAACATACAGACCGAACCTTCTAAACTGATACTCTATGTCGACGAGACAGATAACGGTACTAACACCTACGATAGGGACTAAGTACCTCGAACAAGCGTGCCAGAGCGTAGCGAGTAGCGAAGCGTCAGCCGGTACAGAGATCCGGCACCTCCTCGTCGTAGATGGAGCGCAGGACGTAAAGACTACCTCCTACATCACCGAGGTAGCGCAGCGATACGGATGCTCAACGCTATGGCTGCCGGACAATACAAACTCGTTTAGAGGAGAGCGATGGTACGGGCACCGTATC